GCTGGAGCAGCCAGCGGCCTGGCCACTCTGGACGCCACTACCCGAGTACCGCCGGCGCAGCTCCCGCTGATGGGTGGCGGGAACCTGCTGGTCAACTCCAACTTCATCGAGACCACAGGGCTAGCGGCCAGCAACTTCGGCAGTGCTGCGATCACCCAGGAGACCACCACCACCTGGCGCAACGGGCGCGCGATGCGGGTCACCTCGTCCAACGCCAGCAACGCCTTCGGGATCGGCAGCTACGCAGTGGTCAGCGAGACGGTCGCAGCTGGGAACCGGTTCGCTCCGAACACCGCCTACACGTTCACGATGTGGGTCTACAACCCGACTGCGAGTGGCACTGCGCAGGTCGCCATCATCACCACCGGCGCTGGGATCACCACCAACCCGAGTGCTACTACCACGGTCAAAGACACCTGGACTCGGCTGTCGGTCTCGTTCATCACCGCTGCCAGTGGCACCTTCACACTGCGGTCCGGCAGTGAGGCCAACCCCGCAGTCGGGCTGTACTACATCGTCGGTGCCTGGCAGGCCGAGCTCGGCGAGGTGCCGACCTCGTACGCCCCCAGGGCCACTGAGCTGGTCGTGGGATCCGGACTGGCGCTGACCGGGACCACGCTCTCGATCGGGGTCGGTGGAGTCACCTCGAACATGATCAACGATGGCGAGATCGTGGCAGCTGACATCAACGCCTCGCTGAAGTCGCCAGCGGTTGGTGTCGAGGGGCTGCGCTCGCTGGGCACTGGATCTACCCAGGCAGCACCAGGGAACGACTCACGGTTCGTGCCGACCGGCTGCATGATGATGTGGCCGACCGCCACCCCACCGGCTGGCTGGATCCTCTGTGATGGTGGGTCTACGGCGAGCTACCCCGCGCTGGCGGCAGTGGTCGGTGCGAACGTTCCAGACATGCGAGACAAGTTCGCACAAGGTGTTGGACCGCTGAACGCGCTCAGCGCTACGGGTGGCCAGTCTGGTATGCCTGGTCACACCCACGACATCGGGGACCACTACCACAACGCGACCACTGCCCCGGGGTTCCCGAACTCCTCGACCGGTGGTCTGAACGCCAACAACGACTCCGGTTCCGTGCACGTCCACCCCATCGACATCGGCAACACGACCGGCTCTTCCACGTCTTCTCTGCAGAAGACCAATGGGACGATCGCCAACACGGGCGCGACCGGTCCGTACAACCCGACCAACTCCGGCGGTCACACCCACGCCATCAGCGGGCGCACGGCGTCCTCGCAGATGCAGAACACTGGAAGCACTGGTAGCGGAAACACATCCAACGAGAACCGGCCACCGTTCCTGACGGTCAACTTCATCATCAAGACGTGACGCGGATGAGACGATCTGAGTAGAGGAGGCAGACATGCCAGGAACTACCCCCGCACAAGCCTTCCGGGTGCCGATCAGTACGGACGACCCGGATGTGGTTGACGACATCACCCAGCTCGCCAAGCAGATCGAGAAGCGGGTGGTGGGGGTCTACGCGACCACTGCTGCTCGTGACGCGGCGACCACTGCAGCTGGGGTCCAGGAAGGGATGTTCGCCTTCACCCAGGACACCGACTCGGTCTGGTACTACTCGGGCTCGGCCTGGGTGAAGTTCCCGCCCGCTCAGCCGGCGATCACCTCAGGGTCCTCGGTCCCGGCGAACAGCTCTGGTGCCAACGGCGACGTCTTCTTCAAGGTGTAGCCCGTGGCCCTCTACCAGAAGGTCGACGGTGTCTGGGTCCAGTGCCAGCGGCCCTACGTGCTGCGCAACGGGGTCTGGACAGCGGCCACCGAGGCGCACATCAAGCAGGCCGGAGCCTGGGTTCGGGCCTACGAGTACGACGTCACGCCGCCCAGTCCACCGACCATCTCGCTGTCCATCTCCGAGAACTTCAACACGATCAAGGGTGTGAAGACCCTGGTCTCGCGTTGGATCCAGGTTGGGGTGCGGCTCCCAGGAGCGTCCAACGACCCGGACGCGCGACTCACTCGGGTGCTCACTGACTACGCCGGCAAGCCCCCCACCACCCAGTTCGGCGGCACCTACACCTCGGCCTCGGACTCCACCTACCCGAATGAGCCCTGGAGCGAGTGGCGCTACAACGACTACGGCGGGCACAACGACACCTCGGTGACCTCCTACAAGCAGTGGCCTCGCAACTCCTCGGCGGGCTCGATCATCAAGGGCGACCAGACCTACAACTTCACCGGCTGGGCTCTGGACGACGCGGGGAACTGGAGTGTGGCTACCGCAGCTGCGATCCATGTCCCGAAGAACTCTGTGGACGTGCCGAACGTGGTCACCAAGGAGACTCGGATCCAGCCGAACACCACGGGCTCGTGGGTAGCCGCTGGGTTCCAGAGCGGGAACCTGATCCAGCAGAAGTCCCCGCGCTCGGTGGGGCTGTGGCTGTACGGCAACCAGATCACCGACTCGATCGGGCAGCAGGGCACGGTCACCATCAAGAGCGCTCAGATCTTCATCAGGCGGACCGATGACACCGGGAGCCAGAACGCCAACGTCTACCTGTTCTGGACGGCGATCGGTGCGCAGAGCGGACTGCCTGCTCCGGGTGGGAGTCTCGGGAAGACCGAGATCACCAAGCTCGGCCAGCTGGCCAAGGGCCAGGGCAGCTGGTTCAACCTGCCGGCTGCGTTCAGCAACAACCTGAACACCAACATCAAGGGGATGGGTCTGGACTGGAAGGACCCGGTCAAGGCCGATGCCTTCCCGAATGACTACTCCTCGATGGCCTCCCTGAGTAGCAACCTCCACAGCGGGGAACTACATCTGGTGTGGGAGGAAGCCCTGTAGTGACTAGCCCAACGAGTGAGGATGAAGACATGACGACCAAGAAGAACGAAGAGACCGAGCCGGAGCCCTTCGTCGACCCCGAGGGCGAGGACGACTTCAACGGCATCCCGGGCCAGATCCAGTACCCGGACGTCTACGTCGACGCCGAGCGCGCGGCTGCGTACGCCGGTGGCAAGGAGGAGCACCTCGACCCGCGTGCCGAGGACGACCCTGCCTACGAGAGCGGCTGGGAGAACCCTGCCGACCGCTCCGAGGAGGAGCAGGTACAGGAGGAGGAGTCTGAGTGAGCGAGACCCCGAGTGAGCCACTGGCGGACACCGACCAGGTCGAAGCAGACCTGGAAGAGGAGTCCGAGGAGGGTCTCGACGTCGACTTCGATCCCGACGAGAGGGTCGACTCAGATGACTCAGCCGATCCCGGCGCAGGTGGAGACGGTACCGAGGAAGGCGAGGTGGACGACGAATGAGACCGGTCAACCGTCCGATCGGAACCCCGTACGGTCGCCGTGGTCCGTGGTGGAGCTGCCGGCGTGACAGCCGGGGGAACGGCATCCACACCGGTGTCGACTTCCCGGCTCCGGTCGGTACCCCGGTCTACGCCGCTCGGGGCGGGAAGGTGGTCTACGCCAACCACGGCTCGGCCTTCGGCTTCCACCAGCTGGAGATCGTGCGTGGTGACGGCACTCGGGACTTCTACGCGCACATGCGTACCCGCAGCGTCCCGAACGGAGCAAGGATCCGTGCCGGGCGAAAGATCGGTGAGGTCGGTCAGGAAGGCAACGTGACCGGGCCTCATCTGCACTTCGAGCGGCACTCGGTCTCATCGGGTGGTTGGTCGTGCGCGATCGTGCGCAACCCCCAGCCCTCGATCGACTTCAGGCCGCCGAAGCCGAAGAAGAAGTAGGAGGCCGTCATGGCCAGCTGGCAGGAGTACTGGAAGGGCATCCTCGGGTTCTTGGTGCCAGGAGCAGTGGTCATCGGAAGCTCGGTGCTCAGCGACTCCGATGGAGGTACCACGATCACGGGTAGTGAGTGGGTGACTGCCATCGTGGCGATGATCGTGACCGGAGCTGCGGTGACTCTGAAGGGGAACGCAGATGCTCCTCCCGCCACTCCACCCGCTGACCCGCCTGTAGCGCCTCAGGTGTAGTGGATAGGATGGGATCCATGCCGAGAACAGTGACTGTCACAGGATCCTTCCAGTACAAGAACGGTCGTCCGGTCCAGGGCCTGGTCCGGTTCATGCCAAGCAGGCTCTGGGTAATCCAGGAAGAGATCGCCTGGGCCTGCTTGGCACCGGAACAGGTGCTCAGATCGGACGGGAGCTTCTCGGTACAGCTCACGCCGACCGACACCGACGCACTCTGGTGGCGCTACCGTGTGGAGTCGCCGGCGGGTACCTGGGAGCTCTCAGTGCCCTGGGTCAAGACCGGGTACACGCTGAAGGAGCTGGTCAGTGAGCATCATCCTGGGACGCGGACCTAGGACCGACGACGAGCTCTACGAGGTAGTCAAGGCCCTCTGGGGCTACACCATCCCCAGGCACAAGGTCTGCTCCGACCACGATGCACCGTTCGACGCCTTCGCCACTGCCTACTTCAACCGAGAGCCGCAGATCCTGATCCACGGCTCTCGTGGTCTGTCCGGGAAGTCCAGGCTGCTCTCGGTGCTGGGACTCACGGTGGCAGCCATCCAGGGCTCAGTCGTGAACATCGTCGGTGGCTCCCTGAACCAGTCGATCAACATCCACAACACCATCCGTGACGCCTGGGAGCACAGCAACGCTCCCTCCTACCTGGTTCGGGAGGAGTCGGCGACCAAGATCAAGCTCACCAACCGGGCCACGATCATGCCGCTCACGGCCTCCCAGAAGACGGTCCGAGGCCCGCACCCACCCACTCTGCTGCTCGATGAGATCGACGAGATGGACCAGGCCATCTTCGACGCGGCCAAGGGCCAGCCGATGCCCCAGAAGAACTGGGAGGGCACGATCGTCCGCCCGCAGACAGCGATGTCGAGCACCTGG